ATTGTTGTATCAGTTGCATTTATTGCATTAGTTAGAGTTGTTGCTAATTCTAACTCTACCACCTTGTAATAAACGGATCCGTCAGCTTCAAGTAAAGGAGTTTTAACATTTCTAAATCTAACATAATCTCCATTTACTAAATCACTATTAGCTGCATTAACACTAAGTGCTGTTTGTGTAGGAACGAGATAAGTAGAACTAAGTTGAAAAGGATTGTTAGGTAAAAAATCTTCTGTTGCAAATTCTGTTCTTGCAGGTCTTGCTCTTTGTAAAGCTTGTGGATCTGCATTAGTTGGTTTAGGTTGTAGTTGTGGTTGTTTAGGTTCGTACTCGGATATATGCACTAACGCACCATTCCATTCTTTAACCATTTCATTATATGGAAAAGCCATACCTGATCTGTCTGATATTGCTAACGCATATTTACCTTGCGAAAAACTAGTCATTAGGCAACCCCTGGAAAATATATTTTAGGTGATATGTAAGTTGAGTTAGAAGAACCATCTTCAGACTCAGCTCTTTTTAATTCATCTTCGTATAATAATTTTAATTCTTGTACTCTTTGTGGTGCATATTTTAAAGCTAGATAATAAGATAAACCCATTATCATACAAGGCACAAATCTGTATGGTACATCTGTTGCATTTGTGTATGCTCCTACATCGTCAATTCTTTTTGTGTAATAAAAATTTATAAAGTCTCCTGCTTGTGAGCTTCCTGGTGTTAAATATAAAGTCATTGTAACTTTATCAACAAATCTTTGGACCCAGTATTGAGTTGGTAAACCTAAATCTGTTTTATTAGAAAATGCTTGATACTGAGATCTACTAATTCTTGTCATAGGTGTATCAACACTTGTAGTATCTACTCTGTAATTTGCTTCTTGAATATCAGTCATACCTCTTGGAGACTGTAGAACAGTATCACCACTTGCATGAGTTGCAGCTGTAGTGCCATTAACCCCTCTCACACATCCTGTAAGATTTAAACTAGAAATTCCTGTGTAAGTAATATCTTCTGTACCAATAGTTAAAGTACCTGCTGTTGGAAAACCAGTGATCGCGGTCAAGGGAATAGTTGTAACTGCTGCATCTATTCCTGCACTAAGTGTAGTGCTTACACCATCAGATACACCATCAGCAGTGGATCTGTAAAAATTATAAACAGCTTGACCATTTACTAAAGTTACGTTTTGATTTTTTACTTCCCAAAATTGTAGACCTCTATTTCCCCATTCAGAAAATAGAATATTTAAAGATCTTTTAGCAGTTTTTAATTGATAACCAGAAACACTTTGAATGCCAATACGTTCATAAGCATCTTCAATAATTTCATCAATGCCTAAGTTCTTATCAAAAGTATAAGAACCTGAAGTCGTATTAGCCATGAGCTTACGCTCCTGTAATAGTTAATGTAACGCTACCGTCTGTACCAGTAGTTTGAGTTAACGTAGCACAAACTCCATTTTGGAACAAGATACCTGAACCGGGGACATAAACTTCTAGTCCTTCAGTTTCATATCTATAGATAGCTTTTAAATTACCTGCTGCCGCGTCTCCTGCATCAGCTACGTCATGTAGAGATAAAACAGAACCTGCTTCTCCTCTTCCTTGAATTGATGTAACTCTAGCTCTAGCTCCTAATAAAACAGAAGCTGCCCCTGTAGTTTTGTTAAGAGTTGTTTGGTCACTTGAAAATGAACTCATATTTTATCTCCTTAAAATTTTGTAGGAGCCCCGAAGGGCTCCGTTAATTATTATGAAAGGTTAGCGTTTTGTGAATAACTAATAGTCACTGTTGCTGCCCCTGCTGAAGCATCTTGGTTAGCCCCATTATAAATAAATGCGATTCTAACATCACTCGTTCCAACATCTTTCCAAGTTGAACATAACCCTGTTGTACCTAAAGCAACTGGACCTACTGCTGAAATAACTGCGTCATCAACATAAAGATCAGAATTACCTACAATTCCAATATCAAGTAAATCAGTACCTGAATCATTAAAAGCAGTTTCAACATTTATATCAATTGATATTATTTGTGAATTTGCCGGTATTACGACACTTGAAGAAACATCTGCTCCTTCTTGTCCAAAAGCTAATGAAAATGTTTGGGACATTATAACTTGACCGACGTTTGCAACGTTGGTTCCAACAGTTGTACCTGTAGTGTTTGAAATCGTTCCCGCTTTTATCGGTCCCGAAAAGGTTGTATTTGCCATGATAGTTCTCCTAGTTAAATTCTACATAGTCTCTAGGCCGTCGACTATACCGCGTCTATGTAAAACATTAATTAATTTATGTATAGTGCGAATATTATATGTTATTTTTAAGTGGAGTGCAAGAGATCCCTAGGTATTTATGCATTTCAGCGATGTAGCTTTTGTCTAAGTAGCTACAGAAACTTGTGGAGCAGAACCTTCTACGTTGTTCTGTAAGTGAGCAATTCTAGCTTCTTCAAGCTTGATCTTTGTAATGACTTCTTTAACTTTGTCATCAATTCTGACCATTTCAAGAGTGTATCTGTCATTAGATAGATGCTCCTGTTCCCACTTCAACTCCAAGGACCTTTTTGCTTTGTATAGGTCTTGTATCATTAATAACCTCTTCATAAGTTATTCTATTTATTCCCGAATGATAACTATCTCCGAGATATTCCCAGACTATACTATTTTCTCCGAGTTTGTCAAGTATAGCTTTTTCAACTAATTCTGGTGTGTCTTCAACATGTTCAATACTAAATTTAGCATGGTGATTGTAAGCCCAGATATTGATGAGAGTTTTTTTCATATTATCACTTTCGTAGTTAAATGTGGCGGAACTATGTCCCGCCACAAAATATTTAAGTATTAAGCTCCTGGTGAAGCGAAGATACCTCTATAGTCAGATACGCCAAAAACGTATCTTTCTCTAGCTTTGTATCTAACATTACCAGTATCGAAATCCCCTTCCATTTTAGTAGACATAGGAGTTCTTTGGAAATGTTTCATACCATTTGGCACGTCTGTAATAATAAAGAACGCATCAGTGTCTGTTAAGTAATTGTTAACAGAGTAACCTTGAGGAATCATCCCCATAGATTTGATAGCATTGATATCATTATCAGCAGTTCCAACTCTACCAGCAGAAGCCATAAGTCTTTCAGCTGTGAATTGTAGTGCAGATGGGATGATCATCTTCATACCCTTAGCAGCGATTTTTAGACCTCTTTCGTCAGTCATTGCAGCGATATCAATTAATGATTGCTCCAATGAAGTTTCGTTAAGGTCAGCCGCAGTTGCTAGTGTGTTAGCCACAGTTCCAGCAATTGTAGGGTGTGCAGTATTAAACAAAGTAACACCATCACCAGAAGTGAAAGTACCACCAGGCATTCCATTGTTAAATGGAACTACACCTTTAACTTGTTTAGTTTGAGCCATAGATCTTGCTAAAGCTTTAGTGTATCTAGAAGCCAGTCTGTCATATAGATTGTCCTCAATTGCTTCCTCAGTGATAGCAAAAGCGAGAGCAATTGTCTCGTTAGTGTATCTAGCTGTGAAAGTTTCTTGAGCGTTATCGTATGTAACACCTGAACCTTCCGGTTTTACTTGTGCTTGTGCAAAACCACTTAACATTACTTCTTCTTCAAAAGCTCTGTCAGATGACTCTGTAGTATAAATATCAGCTGTCTGATTTTCATACTGTTTGTATTCCAGGCCGAATAAAGCATTCAATCCTGGCTCTAGTTCTTTAACTAGTTGGTTTCGTGATATAGCCATAATTTATCTCCTTATATCCCTGCTACGTTGTTTCCTAAGATATGTTCATTAATCATAACTCTAAGAGCAAAGCCCTCAGCAGTAGTGTCAGACGCATCTGGATCTCTAGAAACACCTAGTATTTTTAATTGTGCGATACCTGCCGCTGTTGTAGCCGAAATTTTTGATTTCGAAACAAACAGTGGTGTAGTACCTACCGCAGCAACTTGATCAGCACAGTGTCCTACTTCGTTCTGATTGAAAGCAGTATCTGCAGACATAACCTCAAACATTTGTTGAGGATTATCGTTTACAAAAGCTACTATATCAGTCGCAGTATTAGCTGCTGGTGAAAAGTTACTAAATGTTGGTTTATTTGAAGTTGCATCAGTATAGAATACTCCATTCAGGGTACCCAGATTATTAGCATCTGTGTTTCCTGAAGCAAGTACTACTCCGTCTGCTGTTAATTGCACCATACATGCGTGCGAAATTAAAGCAGAAGAAGCAGCAACACTGTACTCTGAGAGTCCAGCGTTATTATATGCCTGACCAACCATTTTAATGGGTCTGTATCCAAACCCAACTGTTGACGCATTTGCCATATTGTTTCTCCTTATGTAAAACTACTATCCGCAGTTTTACGGTTAACGTTATATTTCGTTGGTTTGTTTGAAGTTGCATCAGTATAGAATACTCCATTTAGGGTACCGAGGTTATTTGCCCCTCCGTCTCCTGCTGCGAGTACTACTCCATTTGCTGTTAATTGCACTAAACATGCGTGCGAAATTAAAGCAGAAGAAGCAGCAACACTGTACTCTGAAAGTCCAGCGTTATTATATGCCTGACCAACCATTTTAATGGGTCTGAATCCAAACCCAGTTGTTGACGCATTAGCCATATTGTTTTCTCCTTATGTAAGCTGTCCTTGCGGACCTC